CATCCAGATCCAACTCATCATGCCACAGCTGCGTGATGAGCTAAATCGGATGGCCCCTTGGGACTGTGTGACGAAACATGTCAACCTCACTTATATTACAAGTATCCCCACCACCCCAGAGAATACTCCAGGCTCGATGCCGCCTATGTGGCAAGCCGGTCTCCCTGCCCCTCCTTGGGCTTACGAATATCAGTATCCTGTCGACTGTCTCAGGGCTAGAAGGATTTTCCCTCAGTACACTGCGCTGGCTGGATCGATCCCTATCTACCCAGTCGGCACCGTCACAGGTGCCACCGGTATCGGATGGTCAGGCCCTGCTCTCAAATACAAAATCGCAACAGATCAGTTTTTCACGATTACAGGGGTCTCGCTGGTAAGTGGAGGCTCTGGCTATCGACTAGCAGACGTTTTAACTTTTCCTCAGCCTCAAGCGACCTTTGAACAATTCTATCCACCACAGGCCCAAGTCCTATTACCACTAACCTATACCATGAACGTCGGCGCTCCAGCGCAAGTCCAAGTGACCGGTGTTAATAGCAATGGGACCATTACGTCTTTCGAGTTAGTCAATCAAATCTATGGCGGCGATACTACCTTCGCTAAGACAGGCGTTACACTGATTCAATCAGGCAGCTACTTTCAGCGCCCAGTCAACGGAGAGGAGATAATTCCTCAGTTTGTTCAGGCCTTTACAGGAGCCAAGTCCCTTGGAACAGGCGCATCCTTCTCTGTCACTAGTACGTTCGGCGGACCGCAACGAGTCGTTCTCTGCAACATACAAAATGCACTTCTACTCTATAATGCAGTTGTCAACGATCCCAACGTTTGGGACGTCCATTATCAAGACGCCCTCATCCACTTGGTTGCTAGCCGTTTGGCCATGCAGCTGTCTGGTGACAAGGGAACCGCTAATCAGCTCATCGCAGTTACGAATACCATGATCAGTGAAGCTCGCAAGAGCGACGGTAATGAGGGGCTAACAGTGAATGACGTCACACCGGACTTCCTAAGGGTACGAGGTACGTGGGGCGGCCCTAACTGGGAGTTCACCCCTAACATCGCCTTTGACTGGGGCGGTTACTGGAGTCCCTACTAATGAGTTGGAGACTAGCTAGAGGACTAGAGAAGCTACGTCAACAGGTAAACGCGAAGTATCCCAACCGCTCCAAAAGATCGGATGGGACCATCGGAGACAGAGCCCACGCATCTAGGGCCTCTGATCACAACCCTCGACACGGGATAGTGCATGCCCTTGATCTAACTCACGATCCCAGAAATCTCGACGTACACGCGTTAGCTGATAGGCTGCGCGCTTCAAGAGACTCTCGGATCTCCTATATTATCTCTAATCGGCGTATCGCCTCTGCTAAAAACGGATGGGCTTGGCGTCGATACACTGGCTCTAATCCACACTCGGGGCATATGCATATCTCAATACGTGGAAACCCTAGTGCCGATAACACTGGCTCATGGAGCGTCTAATGGAACTCGATCAAGCAATCGACGCAGTGCACGAAGCGATCAACAAAGTCATCGACATCGCTGGTCAGGGCGAACTCGATGATGAGAAGGCCAAGAAGATGGAGCAGCTAGAGCAGGAGATCTCTGACAAACTTGGAGACTTTCTATCTGACCATGGCGTTGAAATCGGCGACGAACGGGTTGACTAAGTGGCGCAACCGACTATCCAGACCTCATTCGCCGCCGGCGAGTGGGCGCCGAAACTACGATCTAGAGTAGACATACAGAAGTATCACTCTGGTGCATCACTTCTTCGTAACTTCTATGTGGATTTTAGTGGAGGCGGTGCTTCTACGCGTCCTGGTACTCGTTATGTTCAAACTGTAAGGACGACTAGTCAAGCACTGCCCGTCCGACTAATCTCCTTCCAGCCCTCAACGGATCTAAGTTATGTGTTGGAGTTCGGACAGAACTACATCAGATTTTACCACGATGGCGCGCCGATCGTGGAGGATCCGTTGGGGGCGACTCTCACAGCTCCTAATACTTTTAATGTTCCTAGCAATTCTACTAACGTTACTAATCCGCTAGTCGCCGGAGACTGGATTCAAATAGTTGAGACGGAAGAGTGGTTTATTATTGTCACTGCCGATGGCGATACAATAACTACCACAGATCTATACGGCGTCCCTGCACCAGCTACAGCGCCGGCTACTATCACCATCCGACGTCAATATACCATCTCATCGCCCTATCAGGCCGCTGATCTATTCCCTGATCAGATTACTAGAAATCCTGGATTGAAGTTCGTCCAAGACGTTACTTCAATGATCCTTACACATATCAATTATGTGCCGTATATTCTTACAATCAATAGCGCTACTGACTGGACGCTAGTAGCGATTAACTTCGGTCCGCTCGTCCAGGCACCAGTCAATCCGACTGCTACAACTACCGGTGGAGGGCCGGGAGCGCCTACTACCCCTGGAACTGCTGTCGGTACGTGGAACTACGGCTATATAGTCACTGCCGAAGATATCAATAATCGCGAGTCTGGCGCGTCACAACCAGCGTTGGTATCTAGTGGTGATTATATTGGCCAGACGATGATGTCCAATACCATTACGTGGGCAGCTGTCCCTGGCGCGACGAGCTATAATGTCTATAAAGCGCAGCCACTATTTGACGTAGCAATTCCAGTCGGAGCGCCATATGGATTTATTGGTAATACTAGAGCTACTACCTTTGTCGAATCCTTCCCAGGTATTCAGGAGGACTTCTCGCAGACTCCGCCGATTCTATACAATCCATTTGCTGGTGCTGCTGTCGGCGGTTTAAATCTGACAGCGAATGGTGAATACACTGCTATACCGACAGTGACAATAGATCCACCTACGGGTACAGGCGGCACACAAGCCTCTGGCGCTATATCCTTAACTGCCGACTCTGCTACAATATCGAATCCTGGCGCTATAATCGGCGCTCCTAGCCCGGTTGGTATGACTCTCACATTTCCCAATGGTCAGGCGGTGATGGTAACCGATGCCGTTGAGGAAGGACTATTTGGCAATCTTCCGGGCTGGGGCATTACTGGTGTGCAGCTCACAGCCGGCGGATCGTTTATGGGCGCGCCAGGTACTCCTGTTCCAACTAACCCAATCGATGCTAATGCACCCATAGGTGGTTATCAAATCAATCTACTTCCGTCTGTCAGTTTTACTTGGAACGTTGGCGCCATTATCTTAGTTCAAGGTGGCTCTGGTTATGAGACGGTTCCTAATGTCACCATCACTCCCGGTCCAGCTACTGCCACCGCCTTTCTACAACAACTCTCCGCCGGTAATCCCGGCGTTCCCGGTTTTGTGCAGGAGCGCCTAGTACTAGCAGGTCAGCAGCGCTCTCTCCAATCCTTCAATATGTCCAAGCCTGGAGACTTCTTTAACTATGACTATTCCAATCCTTCCGAACCAGACGATGGCATATCTGGCTCTATTATCTCCGAAGAACTCAATGACATTCGGTGGCTTATTCCTGTACCCACTGGCATTATTGCTGGTACTTCTGCTGGCGCTTGGCTGCTTAATGGTGGTTCGGGTATTGCGACGATGTCACCTATTACCCCCACCTCGATTGAAGCCCAACCACAAGCGTTTAACGGAGCTAATGACCTCAGACCCCAAAAAGTGAACTTCGATGTCATCTACGGGACCAACAAGGGAAGTTATTTCCGCGATCTTACGTACAACATCTATATCAACATCTACACCGGTCAGGATATCTCTGTCTTATCAAACCATCTATTCCTCGGTTACGGATTCGTTGATATATGTTGGTCAGAAGAACCTTTTAAAACTATGTGGTTCGTTAGAAACGACGGAGTGCTTCTCAGTCTGGGATTTGTGAAGGAGCAAGAACTCATTGGATGGTCCCACCACGATACTGATGGACAGTTCAAGTCTTGTTGTTCAGCCATTGAACTCGTCGGTGACACTGTCGTGGACGCTGTCTACGTCGTCGTCCAGCGCCTCGTTAACGGTCGGTGGATGCAGTACATCGAACGGTTTGATGATAGGATCTTTATATACGGAGCAGAAGACTCTTGGAGCGTCGATGCTGGTCTACGTACAGCACCAGCTCAGTCGATTGCAGACACGAATCTATTCTTCTCAGGTAAC